GATCAACCCTGGTGATGTAAGTCAAGTTATTAGAAAGATCCAGTGGCAATCTGGTACCACATATGATATGTGGAGAAACGATATTACCAGAGATAATCCATCCCAACCATCTGGTGCGTTTGATATCTACGATGCAAACTACTATGTGGTGAATAGTGAGTTTAAGGTTTATATTTGTCTGTTTAATAACGCCACTCCAGAGAATAGTTATAGAGGTGGTCCTTCACTGGATGAACCAAACTTTACCGATCTGGAACCTAGAGAAGCTGGTAGTAGTGGTGATGGTTATATCTGGAAATATCTTTACACGATCAAGCCAAACGAGATCATCAAGTTTGACTCTACAAACTATATGCCAGTTCCTACAGACTGGTTCACTAGTCCCTCTTATGCCGCAGTAAGAGAAAACGCAAAGACTAGTGGTGAAATCAAGATCGTAACCATTAGAAATCGTGGTGTTGGTATTGGTACTGCAAATGTTACCTATACTAGAGTTCCTATCCTTGGTGATGGACGTGGTGCCGAGGCTACTGTTGTTGTGAATAACGACTCCAAGATCGAATCTGTCACCGTATCTAATGGTGGTGATGGATATTCCTTTGGAACTCTTGATCTTCCAAACGGTGGTGTTCCCACTGGAACTGTTGCTCCTGTATTTGACATCATCATCCCTCCTCCTGGTGGACATGGTGCTGATATCTACCGTGAATTAGGAGCTTATAATGTCCTCTCTTATGCTAGATTTGAGAACGACACACAAAATCCAGACTTCATCACTGGTAACCAGTTTGCACAGGTTGGTATTGTAAAGAACCCAACCAATTACAACTCATCTACCCTTCTCACTATTGACAAGGCTAGTGCCGTTTATGCTCTTAAACTGGTCGGTACTGGTTATAGTGAGGCAACCTTTGTAGCTGACGCCTTTGTAACCCAAACAGTTGGTTTAGGATCTACTGCTGTTGGTAGGGTTGTATCCTACGATCAGGCAACAGGTATTCTAAAGTATTGGCAAGACAGAACAACCGCAGGTTTTAATACGAACGGTTCTCAAGATCCCAATCCTAAGTTTGGATTTGAACAACTTCAATTTACTGCTGCACCCACAGCCGGTGGTAGTTTACAAATTCTGCCCAATGTAGGTAATACACTCAACATTGATACTAAATTTACGGGTGTCTCTACCACAATAAATAGTAGGACATATTACCTGGGTCAGGAATTCATCCTTGGAGTTTCCAAACCAGAGTCCCAAAAGCGCTCTGGGAACATCATATATGTTGATAACAGGCCCTCTGTTACTAGATCATCTTCACAGAAAGAAGACGTTAAAGTTATCTTGCAATTCTAAGAGATATGCCACAGGAAACTAATCTCAATGTCGCTCCTTATTTTGACGACTTTGATCCTCAGTCTAATTATTACAAGGTTCTATTTAAACCTGGTTTCCCGGTTCAAGCAAGAGAACTAACAGGACTGCAGTCCATTCTGCAGAATCAAGTAGAAGAAATGGGTAACCACTTCTTCAAAGAAGGTGCGAAGGTTATTCCTGGTGATCTTACCTATCTCCGTAACTTCTATGGTATTCAAATCGAGCCCGAATTTTTGGGTATCCCAGTTGGTATCTACTTGGACCAATTGGTTGGCACTACAATCACTGGTGCTACATCTGGTGTTACTGCAAAAGTCGTTACCTATATTACAGATCAAGAGTCCGAAAGGGGTGTATATACGTTATACGTAAACTATGAGAATAACGCCACATCTGATGCCGATCCAGATACATTCTCTAGTAGTGAAATTCTTACTACTAGTACTAATATTACCTATGCATCTACCTTCATCTCAGCGGGAGAAGGATTTGCAACAACAATTCCACAGGATGCATCAATCATCGGTTCATCCTTTAACATCGCTCAAGGTGTATATTTCCTAAGAGGATACTTTGTAAACGTTGCCTCACAAACTCTGATCTTGGATCAGTATAACAACAACCCTTCCTACAGAGTGGGTCTGGATGTTGTTGAGGAAATTATTTCATCTGACGTTGATCCCAGACTTAACGACAACGCACAGGGATTTAATAACTTTACTGCTCCTGGTGCTGACAGACTCAAGATTACTGCAACTCTTTCCAAGAAAGACTTTGGTAGTTTTGATGAATCAAACTTTGTCCAACTGTCCGAGGTGAAGGATGGAATTCTTCGACTTATTAATAAAAATACTGATTATAACTTCATCGGTAACGAATTTGCCAGAAGGACGTTCGATGAGTCCGGTAACTATTACGTTAAGGAATTCGTCACGACGGTAAAGAACAGTCTTAACAATAATGAGGGTAACAGAGGCATCTATAATGCCAATCAAACTACTCAGTCTGGTAGTACTCCTAGTGAAGATCTAGGTATCTACAAGATTTCTCCTGGTAAGGCTTATGTCAAGGGATATGAGGTAGAGACTATTGCTCCTACCCTGGTTGACTTTAGAAAGCCCAGAACCACCAAGCAGGTAGATAATCAGGCAGTCAACTTTGGTTTCGGTCCTACTCTGAACCTGAACAGAGTTACAGGTTCTGCCACTATTGGAATCAATACTTCACTGACCCTTAGTCTTAGAAGTGACAGAATTGGTGTCAACTCGCTGACTGCTCCTGGTCAGGAGATTGGTATTGCTCGTGTCTATGATTTCGTTCTGGAAAGTGGTGCATACGATGTATTACAACCAAATGGGAACGTATGGGACCTGTCATTGTTTGACACCCAGTTATACACAACCATCAATCTTAATGAACCCGTCACCCTTGAGGTCTCTACATTCATCAAAGGTGAGTCTAGTGGTGCAAAAGGTTACCTCAAGTCTGCTGTAACTAACGCTACAGCTCTTACAGCTTACAATGTTGAGGGTGAGTTTTTCAAGGGAGAGAGACTTCTCTTTAATAATGTTCTTGATAACGCTAGATTTATTACCAGCGACAAGAACTTCTCCATGTCTGATGTCAAATCAGTCTTTGGTATTGTCGGTACTGCGGCAACATTTACTGGTGACACGGTACAATCACTGAATCGTAACTTTGGTTCTGCCAACGTGTCTGCAGAGAGTGGTGGTGAGTCACTGATTTCTATTCCTGCAGACCCTGGCTTCTCATTTGTTGGTATCGTTTCTACTGGCAATATCATCAGATATTCAAGACCAGGCTTTGATATTGCCACTCTAAACAAAGTTGTTGGGGTTGCAAGAACAAACATTACTGTAGAGGCAGTAACCACTGTTCAGGGTGTATGTAACGGTGCCCTTCCTTCCTCGGTAGAGAATGTTCAGAACTTTGAACTTCTTCAGACAAGAGGAACAGGTGGTCCTGGTTCTGGTAACCTGGCTGACAATGACTCATTGTTCAGTATCTTCCCTAAGTTTAATATCTCATCAGTAGACCTTATCGATAGTGATTTGGTCATTAGAAAGCAATATACTACATCAATTACTGATGGTTCCACACCAATCATCAACACAGATGACAAAGAAGTATTCTTACCCTTCGATGAGGAAAGATATACTCTTATTAGGTCTGATGGTGCAACTGAAGTACTGACAGAAGATAGACTTCAGTTCACTAACGGTTCAACCTCACTTCAGATTAATGGTCTGACTGGTGGTGATGACACACAGACTAAACTGATTACTACGATCAGAAAGTCTGACGTTACTTCTAAGACAAAGATCAGAAACGTATCACAAGATTTGATTATTAACAAGTCTAGTAATGCTGCATCTGGTATTGGTTCTACCACTCTTAACGATGGTCTAGAATATGGTAACTATCCTTATGGTACCAGAGTACAAGACGAAGAAGTTTCACTGAACGTTCCTGACGTATATAACATTTACGGTATCTTTGAATCAAATGGTATCGAGGATCCAACCTCACCATTCATGACACTATCCCAGATGGATGGTATCACGGGAACTACCAATGATTTAATTATTGGTGAGATTCTGGTTGGAAGAACAAGTGGTGCCAAAGCAATCTACTTACAGAAGCTGGATGACACTGCTATCTACTTCTGTTATCTGAATGATTCTACTTTTGCTAATGCAGAGGTTATCTCGTTTGAGTCTTCAAATGTTAATGCCGTATCCTCCAATGTAAAACTTGGTTCTCAGAATATTACCACTGACTACAAGTTCTACAATGGTCAGAAAGGTACCTTCTACGACTATTCTAGAATTATCAGAAGATCTAGAGCTGCAAGACCGGCAAGAAAACTTCGTATCTACTATGCATCATCCTCGTATGATCCATCCGATGTTGGGGATATCACGACAATCAATTCATATCCTGGTTATAACTACGGAACTGAAATCCAGCAAGTAAACAATATTAGAAATTCTGATATTATTGATGCTAGACCTAGAGTTGCTAACTATTCAGTTACAGAAGGTGCAAGATCTCCATTTGAATTTGAAGGTAGAAACTTTGTCAATCCTAACCAACAGTCCTCCCCTCATATCATTGCATCTGATGAGTCAATCACTGTTGGATATAATTACTATCTCCCTAGAGTAGACAGAATCTTCATCAATACTGATGGGGCACTGGGTATCATTAATGGTACTCCCGACGATAATCCTAGACTTCCAGATAGTCTCAGTAATGTAATGAACATTGCTAATGTCTATCTTCCTGCATATCTGTTCAATGTAGCTGACGCTAACGTACAGTTCATTGACCATAAGAGATATCAGATGAGTGATATTTCTAAACTGGAACAAAGAATTCAGAACCTTGAGTATTACACATCCCTCAGTCAACTTGAGACTAATACTCTTAATCAGTTTGTTGCTGACGCTGATGGTAACAACAGATTTAAGGCTGGTATCTTTGTAGATAACTTTACCAGTACAGACCCTCAGGACTTGTCTGTAGGTGTCAGAAATAGTGTTGACCTTCAAAAGGGTGTACTCAGACCTGCTCACTATACTACGGCTCTTAATCTCCAACTTGGAACTACAGCTATCACTGGTATTGGAACAACCTCTGATGCAAACCAGGATGCTAATTTTGCACAAGTTGTAGGTGCAAACGTCAGAAGATCTGAAAGTGTTCTGTCACTTGACTACACTGATGACCTGTGGTTACAACAACCATTTGCAACTAGAGTTGAGAATGTAACTCCCTTCCTGGTTCAGTTCTGGCAGGGTGATATCGAACTCATTCCAGAAGTTGATGTTTGGATTGACGTTCAGAGATTAGAAACTAATGCTGTCATGATGGAAGGTTCCTTCCGAGGTGTGGCAGAAGCACTGGGTGCAGAAATCACTACAGCCGCTGATGGTTCTAGATCTGGTGTAACTCCAATCATCTGGAACTCCTGGCAGACTGTTGGTGTTGACCTGGATATCTCTCTATCTAACGACGTATCTCAGTCTTCGACAAGTTCTACTAGTAACGATAGTTCTTCGTCTTCGTCTTCTGCAGGTGGTGGTAGTGTAACGACAACTCTCAACACAACCAATACCACTACAACTAATACAACTACAAACAATATTCAGGCACAAACTTCTATCAATCTGTCACAGACTAGAGATGGTAGACAGTTCTTTGTTAATGAGAGAATTGATACTGAGTCTCTGGGTGACAGAGTTGTTAGAAGAGAGATCATCAACTTCATGAGGATGCGCAACATCAGCGTTATCGGCACTAGATTTAGACCTTATACAAGAGTCTACTCCTTCTTCGATGATGTAGATGTAAACAACTACGTATCACCTAAACTACTTGAGATCGAAATGATCAATGGTACGTTCCAGGTTGATGAAGCTGTCCTTGGTGTCATGAATGATGGTGGTTCACAGGTCACCAATGGTTCTACCATTCCTACTATCAGATTCAGAGTAGCCACATGTAATCACAAGTATGGTCCTTACAATTCTCCTACTGACACATACGACAGTAACCCATATAACAGAGACGTAGAAATCCCTGCCAACTATTCGGCATCATCTACGATCCTGAATATGGATACCTTTAGTCTTCAGTCTCAGGATGCACCTGAGTTTGGTGGTTGGGTATCGGAGTCTATGATTCTGACTGGTCAAACCAGTGGTGCTCAGGCAAGAGTAACTGCTGTTAGACTGATCAGTGACAGAGTTGGTACGGTTATTGGTTCTTACTTTGTACCTACCCCCGACAATCCTGCTAACCCCACGTTTGAGACGGGTAGAAATACATTTAGACTTACAAGTAGTAGTGTTAATAGTGCTATTGAGGGTGTTGTCACCACAGCTGGTGAACAGACCTTCTACTCACAGGGTGATGTAGATGTTACTCAAGAGGTAACACTGTCCCTCAGGAACGCAACCGTCAGAAGAGAGGACTTTACTCAGTCTAGAATTATCGGTGACAGTGCCACATCTAACACTATTCAGGTAGTATCCACTGATACAAACACTACCAGTAGTACTAGTGTGGATACGAGCTTCGTGGCTCCTCCTCCACCACCTCCACCACCAGCTCCTCAGCCACCCCCACCACCACCAGAGCCATTCGTTGACCCTCTGGCACAGACATTCTTTGTCGATGAGGATAGTGGTGTATTCATCACTAAGGTTGATGTATTCTTCTTCTCCAAGGATGAGAATATCCCTGTCTTGTTTGAGATTAGAGAGACTAATCTTGGAACACCTTCTGCTGTTGCTCTTCCCTTCTCACAGATCTCTATTGATCCTGACGATGTGAACCTCAGTGAAGATGGTAGTGTTCCCACAACTATCACAATGAGAGCACCTGTCTATCTGAATGCAGGTACCGAGTACGCACTGGTTCTGATGTCTCACTCTACGGAGTACAGAGTATGGATTAGTAGACTTGGTGAGGCAGATGTTACCACATCTACCGGTACTGAAGCTGGTCAGGTTCTCGTTACAGAACAGCCTCTGCTTGGTTCACTCTTCAAGTCTCAGAATGCTTCTGTATGGACACCTTCCCAGTATGAAGACCTTAAGTTCGATCTGTATGTTGCTAACTTCAAGTCACAAGGTACAGTTTCGTTCTTCAATCCTCCTCTACCCACTGATCTTTCCAAGGTCGATCCTAACGGTCTGACCCTCAGATCTAGAGAGATTAGAGTTGGACTTGGAACGACTGTAGTTGATCCTGGTCTTAAACTTGGTAATACTGTCTTCCAGCAGAGTATTGGAGCAGAGGGTACACTTGTAGCCTTTGCCGGTTCTATTACAGGTAACTACACCATCACTAATGCTGGTGTTGGTTATACTCCTTCAGCCGCCGCCTTCACTTACACTGGTGTTGCTCTGACTTCCATCACTGGTAAGGGTATTAATGCCACTGCTGACATCACCATTACTAATGGAAAAGCTACCGCAGCTGCAGTTAGGGCAGGGGGTTCTGGTTATGTCATTGGGGACGTTCTCACACCCGTCACGGTCGGAAACGTTAATCTTGGATCTGGTATTCAACTGTCTGTCGATGCAATTCTTGGTAATAATACACTGGTCCTTGACAATGTTCAAGGTAACTTTACTACCAACTCGGCCTACCCATTGTTCTATACCAATAGTTCAGGCATTACAACCGAACTGAATTCTGCCGTTGGTGGTGACGTAATCCCCATCTCACCCATTGGTGTTGTTCATGAGGGTACATATATCAAGGTCTTCCAAAGAAACCATGGCCTGTACTCTAATGTCAATAGAACCACCATCAGTGATGTAAGAAGTGATATTGTACCTACCACTCTGGCTCAGGAGTACGGGTTCGATACCACGTCCTTTATCACACTTGAGAGTCTTGCAACTGAGTTCCAGACATTTGAGAATATCGGTGTTGCAGGCACTAACCCTGGTTATATCAAGATCGGTGAAGAGGTCATTAGTTACACAGGTGTTAATGGTAGAACTCTGACGGGTATCGTAAGAGGTATTGATAACACTGTAATCTCTAACCATGCACAAGGTGAACTGGTTTACAAGTATCAGTTGGACGGTGTATCTCTCAGAAGAATCAACACTACCCACCTGTTGGCAAATGTCAACCAGGCAGAACTTGACGAACCTGCAATTGGTCTGGATTACTACTACGTTGATGTTCGTATGAACGCCAACGGTACTAATAGAGCTCCTGGTAATGCCCCCGGCTTCCCACCCCTGTACTTCAATCAGGATAAGACTGCTGGTGGTCCTTTCGTTAAGGCTCAGTACAACTTACCATTCAACCTTATCACTCCTAAGATTACCACGATTACTCCTCTCGGAACTAATCTGATTGCACAGGCTAGAACTATTACGTCTGCCAGTGTTGATGGTGATCAAGAGTCTTACTTGGATGCTGGTTACAAGAATGTCACCATCTTCAATAAGAACTACTTTGAAGATGAGATGATGGTTGCATCTCCACAGAACGAAGATGTTCAGTTAAACGGTGATGTCTTCCCTGGTAAGAAGTCCTTCACAATGATCTTCACTATGTTGACTAACAATCCTAGGATTAGTCCTATGATTGACCTTGAGAATGCATCTGTCGTATATACGATGAACAGAGTTAATCAACCTGTTAGTGACTATGTTCAGGACTTTGCAGTTAATGGAACCGAAGACGATCCTAACAGATTCTTCTATGTTTCTAAGAATGTTATCCTTGACAATCCTGCCACATCATTGAGAGTACAACTTGACGCATATTGTTCCAACAATAACGATGTCAGAGTGTTCTATGCATTAGATCAGTCTGGTCCTGTTGATGAGGCAATCTTTGTTCCCTTCCCTGGATTTAAGAACATTGATTCAAATGGAGCAATCCTTGACATCTCTCAGAATAATGGTACACCCGATGTCAGAGTTCCTAAGGTTGATGCATACGTCCCTGAACCTCAGATTAATGAGTACAAAGAGTACACATTTACTATTGATGAGGTTAAGGCGTTCAAGTCCTTTAGAATTAAGATCATCGGAACCTCGACCAATATGGCTAATGTACCAATGATTAGAAACCTGAGAGCACTGTCGTTTGCATAATGAATTATCTACCTGTTGAAGGAATGGATGGCTATTTTAGAGACATCCGTTCCGGT